GGCAAATCCAGCTCAAAGCCCATGGCCACGAATTGCACGCGCTCGCCGGCTTGCAGCGGGGCTTGCGATTCCAGCCGAGCCCAGAGATCACCAGTGTCGCGCACCACCCGAATGGCAACCAACTGACCTGCGTCGTCGACGAAGGCCGGATGGCGCAATTCCAGTGTATGCAAGATGATCTGCTGCGACGGGGCGCTGGCGTAGGCCTCTTTGATGGCTTCTGATAAAGCAGCGTTGGGCATCAGAGATCACCGCTCACAGAATGACGGGGTAAGGCACGTAGCTGGTTTCGCTGTCGTCCTCGGGCAACTGCGACTCTCCGCCAAAGCCACTGGCCAAGACTTGGCCGTCATCGAGCAGAAACACCAGGCCTTGCTCGGAGCTGGATCCATAGGACGAAAGATCAACCACACGACGCTGCGAGATGCGCACCAGTTCCACGCTGCTGCGGTTGGTGGCATCCCCCAGTCCCAGCGCCCCGTTGCCGTTGTAGCCCCAGGCGCAGACGGTGCCGTTTTCCAATAAGGCGGCGCCATAGTTGAAGGAACCGGTGCCGCCATGCACAGCCTTGACCACGGTATTGCCCACCGGCACTTGCACAAAGTTGCCGCTGTTGCTGCCGTTGGCGTTGCCCCAGTACGCCCCTGCACCACAGGCCCACAGGGTCTTGTCGGTTTTTTTGAGGTAGGTGAGCGGTTGATCGTGGCTGCCGGCGTAGACATCCACGACATTGGTCGCCACCTGCACCGGGGTGAACTGGTTGGCGAGATTGCCATTGCCGAGTTGCCCAAAGTCGTTGGTGCCCCAGGCATGCAGGGCGCCGGTGCTGTCCAAGGCAAAGGCGTGCACGTAAGCCCCGAACACCTTGACGATGGTTTTGCCGGCGAGGCTGCCGCCCGCACGCGGCATGGCAACGTTGGCCTGATTGGTGGTGCCGTCGCCCAGCTGGCCGTTGGCGTTGTAACCCCACGAGTACAGGGTGCCGTCGTTCTTGACGGCGTAGTAAGCCGTATAGCGCTCACGCCCCGCAGCGATCTGGGTGATGCCTGAGAGCACCGGCAACTGCACAAAGTTGTTGCGCTGGGTCACATCACCCAAGCCCAGCTGGCCATGGGCGTTGTAGCCGCAGGCGTGGACCGTGCCATCGCTGCACAGCACCAGGGTGCTGTTGAACCCCTCGACGCCACAGTTTTGTGCCAGCTGCACCACGGTTTTGCCGGCAATCGAGTTGCTGGCATTGGCGCTCATGTTGTACGGCACGGGCTGGTTGGTCGTATTGCCGGTACCGAGCTGACCATAGCCATTGAACCCCCAACCCCAGAGCTGGCCGTTCTTGTCGATGCAGTAGCCATTGGTGTCGTGGCTGTAATAGAGCTTGTCCGACCCTGGGAAGCCCGGTGGGAAGGCTGTACGTGCCGGGTAGGATCGCGCGAAAGTGGTGCCGTCCCCCAGCTTGAAATTGACGTTGCGCCCCCAGGCCCGGATGCTGCCATCGGTCATGATCAGACCGAACTGGCGGTAGCTGTTGGGTTGCGTGTTGCTGGCGTTTTCTGGCAGTTTCAGCGCCTTGGTGCCTGAGCGCACGTCGGGTGTCGCCCAGACCGGCACACCCTGTGCGCCGATGGTGAGTACCTGCCCGGATTGACCTGCGGGCAAGGCGACCAGCTGGTTGCCATCGAAGTAGATGACTTCCCCCGGCAGGCTCGAGACCCCTTGCGTGCCTTGCGCAAACAGATCCCAGTTCGACGAGTTGGCGTGCGGCGCCACGCCCATGGTGGCGTCCGCGAGGCACACAAAGCTGTCGCCGTGGTGGCCGACCACGTCCTGGCGGGCGTAGGTGGCGCTGGCGTCATATGCGCCGCGCCAGGTAAAGGCAATCTTGCCCAGAGAAACGGTTCCCATGAACAGTCCTTGAAGAGTGGAGATTGAAATCGGTGGGATTCAGAACAGGATGGGCGACGGCGCGTAGCGGTGGTCGTGGTCGTCATCGCCCGTTTGTGCATAACTGCCGTTGCCAGTGCTCATCACCTGACCATCGACCGTGAGGAAGTGGTAGGCGCCGTTGTGGTACTCGCCACCCTCGCCGCAGCCCATCGTCCCGGAGCGGGAGAAATCGACGATGGGCCGGTCGATGAGCACGAAGCGCGAGGGGGCGTTGGACGTGTCGGCATACCCATGGCCGCACTGCCCCGTTGCCCCCATGCCCCAGCCCACCGCCTTGCCGTCAGATCGGAGCGCCATGGCAGACGACCCGTAGCTGCTGCCGTACACCCGCAGCTTGGTGACTTGGGTCAAGAAGTCGCCACCGATGGTGGCCCAGGTGGTGCGGTCACTGCCGCCGCCAATGCTGTAGCCGTTGTACCCGGTGTGGCGCACCGTGCCGTCTTGCATGAGCGCCAGCGTCCTGCCATACCCGCCGGAGATGGCGTAGGCGTCGGTCACGCCGTCGAGCACCTTGTACGGAAACAGCGCGTGACCGGTCCAGATATCGCCGGTGAAACCCGTACCCCAGCTGCCCCCGACCTGACCGCTGTCATGCCCCCAGCGGTAGAGCGATCCGTCTTCGAGCACCACGCCGTAGGCGCGGTAGTACTGGGCGCCCGCCACCCAATGCCCGTCGGACTCGGAGCAGAAGACTTTTTTGACGCGCTTGTCGCTGCCCCAGGGCATGAGCAGGCGGTGGACGGATTGGTCGCTGCCAAAGCCACAGGCGTTCGCCTCGCCGGCCACCCACAACTTACCCTGGGTGTCCACCAGGTAGCTCGCAGCATGAAATCCGCCCGACAGAAAGACCTCGCAGATCGGGGTGTCGAGCGTGAACGGCACGAGCGTGGGCGTCGAGACGGTGGTGCTGTGCCCGAGTCCCAGGCTGCCATAGCGGTTGTTGCCCCAGACATAGACGCGTCCAGCGTCATCCAGGCAAGCGAACATGCGATAGCCGTACCAGTCGTGGCCGGTGAAGACCCGCTTGACCACGGCAGCAGCTGGCAACTGGCCCACGCCATTGACACGTCGAGGCACCGGATTGGCGGTGGCCGTGGGCGAGCCCCCGTCGCTGTTGGCCCCGGCGTGCCACAAGCCACCACCGGCATCGATGAAGAAAGTCTCGTCCCACATGCAGGTGATGGACGTGATGCGAGGCGTGCCGGGTGGAAAGGCCACCCGCGCGGGGAAGGTGCGGCTGATGTCACCGGTGTTGCCGGTGCCCTGCTGGCCGGTGAGCGCCCGGCCCCAGGCACGCACGGAGCCGTCGTTCATGAGCGCGGCCATGAAAAAGTTGGCGCTGTGGTAGTCGGCCGCCGCACGGTCGGTGTTCATCAGCGCCGTGGCCACCGTGCCGTTGCGATCGGCCATGAAGCGGAATTCCACACCGTCCACCCCATTGGCGCCATTCGCGTGCAGCACCATGCTGCCGATGCCACCCACCGACACCCCACCGGTGAGTAGGTGGCCTTTGAGCGTTGCATCCTGCTGGCCCAGCGCAAAGGGCTGCGGCTGACCGTGGCGGATCACCCAGGCACCGCCCTCCTTGAAGACCACATCCCCATCGCGATAGCTCAGGTAAGGCGAGTAGAGGCCACGCCAGCGGTAGCCCAGGGCCGATATATCCAGGTTCACAGTTGCACCTCCAGGGCGTTTTGATGGAGGGCAAAGGTCACCCCTTCGGCCAGGGTCCAGGTCAAGTAATCTTGGGCATTGAAGTTGGCATCCCGCCCCTCGGTCAGCAGCAACTCCGATCCGTCGCTGGAAAGCGCGAACCCATAGAAGCGAGGCAAAGCCGCGGTGTGGACCAGCTCGTAGCCGGATTCATCGACCTTGACCTTCAGCAGCATCCCGCGTGCACCAATCAAGGAGTCCGGCAGGCCCACCGCGAGCAGCCGGGCGATGACCTGCTGCAGCACGGCTTCAGCGTCCACCAGGATCTGGTTGCCGCTGGACTGCACCTGGTTGAGCACGGCAGTGGTGTCCGCCACGCCTTGGTCGGCCGAGGCTTGGGCACGGTCGGCTTCGCTGGCGGCGAGTTCGGCCGATGTGAGCGCGTCTTGCGCGGCGGCCTGGCTCTGGGCCAGCAGGCCGTCGGCGGCCAGGTTGATGCGGGCATCGGTGTCCGCCAGCAGCTTGGCCACCGTCGCAACCGCACCACCCTCGGTGGTCACGGTCTGCGCGGTGGTGCCGTGCACGATGGTGTGCAACAAGGCACTGTCGGCCGTGACCTGCGCGACCGCTTGATGCAGATCGGTTTGCAGACTCATAGAAGTTGTTCCGTGTATGCGATGAATGGATGAATCAGGTTTTGCTAAGCCGGCCAGCGAACTGGCAAGGTGCCGTGCACCAGTTGGTGCAGCTCGCTGCCCATGGCAAAGAGGTCGGCGGCGGAGAGCTCCAGCATCAGGTTGAGCGCGCCCTCGTCGAGCGTGGGTCGCTCGCGGATTTCCAGTTCGCCCTTGACGTCCCAGCGCCGGGCAGAACGCAGCTGGGCTTCAAACTGGCGGGTGAAACGGGCTTCGTGCGGCAAAAGGCCCAGGCCGCCAAGCAAAGTGATTTCGAACCACTGCCCACCCTCATCGGCGTGGTACTTGTACCAAGCCTCGAACAGGGCAAACTCGAACTCGCTGAACAGCCAGCGCACGGTGATGCGCGTGGGCGTTTGCCGAAAGCGGCGACGCTGGCGCGCCGGGCCCGATTCCATGTCGGTGCGCAGTACGGCTTCTTGCGGCGTGAGGCCATAGCCTTCGACCGAGGGCAGCGGCAGCGTGTTGGGCCAGGTGATGTTCATCCACACCTCCTCATCGCATCGCTCCGGCTGCAGGATTGAGTCCGTAGCGACGCTCCAGAGTCGGCGCCAGCCCTGAACCCTGCGAGATCGACCGGGCCATGCGCGCTTCCATTTGCTCGACAATGACATCGAGCCGCGTGCTGCCATCGGGCTGCTGTTGCTGCTCGACGCGGGTTTCCACCCCACTGGCTCGGTTGATCACGTTCACTTCCACATTCACCTGGGGTTTGGTGGCAACTGCCCCACCCAGTGCCCGCAATTGCCCCGGCGTGAACACCGCCTCCCCCTGGCGCGCGATGATCGGCACTTCACCAGACACCAGGCCACCGGTGTGGAAGCGGCGCGCACCGGCAAACAGGGTGGCACTGACCTGACGCGATGGCAGGCCATCTGCACCCAAAAGCCCCCCGCTGTGCGCGATGTTGGCGTTCACGCCCATCAGGTCACCCGAGCCCAGGGGCAACGCGGCACTGGCCGCCGGCGCAAACAGGCTCATCGCAAAGTTCGCCAGCGGCAAGGTGATCGCGCGCTGGATCTGGATGCGGATCAGGTCACTGATGATGGAGTTGGCCAGGCTGTTGAAGTCCAGCTTGCCGGTCATCACAAACTGGGTGAGTGCGTCTTCCATGGACTTGAACGCACCGGTCACGGCGCGTTCGGCCTGCTTGGCGGCGTTGGTGGCATCCTCGATATAGGTACGCAAGGCCGCCTTGGCCCCGAACTCGGTGCTGCGCTGGTACTCGGCGTTGGCCCGAATCAGGCTCTCCACGATAGGCAGCTGACGCGCCAAGGCGTCGTTGATGGCCTCGATGGTCTGGGCACGCAGATCGGCGTCCTGGATCTGGCTGGCTTCCTTGCGCGCGGCGGTGGCGGATTTTTCGAGTTCGTTGCGGGCTTGCAGGACGGCACGCTCGCTCGCCGACAGATCCAGCATCTCGCGCTGCAGCTGCAAGGCCTCGATGCGCTGACGGTTGCCGCCAATCAGCCCTTCGGTGATCTTGCGGGCGGCCGCTTCTTCTTTTTCGTAGGCGTCGAAGGCCTGGTTGGCGGCTTTCTGCCGCTCGATGGCTTCGAGCACCTGGATGTACTGCTCGGCTTGCGCCGACACTCCTTGGTAGCCCTTGGCCTCGATCTGCAAGGCACGCGCACGCAGCTCCGCCGCTTCGCCTTCCTGGGTGCGCAGGAGCCGGGTGCGCAGCTGGTTGAGGAAGGCTTCGCCCTCATCGGGCTTGGCGGCAGCCGACGGCCTGGCAAAGGCGCTGAAGTCCAGATTGGCGGGTGGCCGGGGCGCACGGGGCAAGGTCGGCAGGAAGCGGTCGTAGATGGCCTGAACTTCGCGGGCCTGCGATTCGGTGTCGAGCACGAACCGCTGGCCCATGACGCGTACCGTGCGGCGCTGCTCGTCAAAGAACTTGGCAACCCGGTCGGTATAGCCCGGGTTCTGGTTGATATTGAAGAGCCGGTCGTTGGCAGCGCGCACATAGTCGTCGCGCGCCGTTTGCAACTTGGCGATTTCGGCATCGATGGCCTGTGCATCGAACCCATAGTTCTTGTAGAAGGTCAGCAGTTCGGTCTTGAACCAGGTCTCGATGTCCTTGCCCACCACCGACAGGCTGTCAAAGGGCTGGGCGATCACGCGCTTCAAGAGCACTGCCGACTCGGCGATGAAGGCCAGGCCCGAGGCGACGGATTCCAGAAAGGCCAGCGTGGCCTCCCGGTTGGACGTGATGCGCTGCAGCTCATTGCTGAAGCTGCCGGTCTCGGTCTGCGCCAGGATCACCTGCTCGGTGAAGTCGGCCAGCACCGGAATGACGGCCGCGCCGATCTGGCGCTGCACGCCCTCGAAGATGGCCGACAGGCGCGTGAGGTTGTCGTTGAAGACTTCCGACGCACGCGCCACGTCTTCGGACATCACCAGGCCTAAGCGCTGCGCTTCCTCCATCAGCGCGGTGATGCCTTCACGCCCCTGGTTGAGGAAGGGGATCAGGTTGAGCCCCTCTCGGCCAAAGAGCTTGATGGCCAAGGCCGCCTTGTCTGCGCCGTCGGGCATGTCGGCGAACTTCTCGGCCAGATCCAGCAAGACCTGCTCGGTTGGCCGGATCTGCCCGTGGGCGTCGGTGGCCGCCACACCCAGCGCCTGCAAGGCCTTGCTGCCTTCGGCGCCCTCGAATCGACTGTCAAAGAGCGCAACAGACAGGCGCTGCAGCCCCTTGGTCAGTCCTTCAGTGCTGACGTCCGAGAGCTTGGCGGCATAGTCGAGCGCGGTGAGCGCTTCAACCGAGACACCGGTCTTTTGCGAGAGCTTGAAGAACTCATCGCCGACCCGAGCCACCGGCAGGACCAAGGCGGTGATGCCCACACCCAAGGCGGCAATGCTGGCACCGGCCATCAAACCGGCAGGGCCGAGTTTGCCCAGGACCGATCCAAGCACGCCAAGCCGGTCGGTGGCGGCCTGCAGTTGGAACTTGGCATCGTTGGCGGCACTGGACAGCAGTTTCAAACCGCTGGATGCTGGCGTCGACGCGGCTTCGATTTTTTTGAGCGAGCGCTCCCCCTTCTCACCAATCTCGGACAGCTCGGCTTTGACCTTGCCGCCGTCGACCACGGACAAGCGGATGGAGAGGTTGCGTTCGGCCATGGGAAGAAGAAATCCGATATCGGGTGAATCGTGGGTCTATGTGTCTTGTTGCAATGTGCTCATCAGGCCCGCCTCGACTGCTGGAAAGAGATCGATTGCCGTCGCGCGATCGAGCCCCGTGCACTCGCAAGCCAGCATCCAGGCATTGAGATCGAGCCCCACCACGCGGCCCTGCGCCATGCGCAATTGGCTGGCACAGATGTCAATCGCACTGGCGGCTTGCCAGCCTTCCAGGCTCTCGGGCGCGTTCATGGTGTAGGGGCACTCGGGACATGATTCAGTGCAGGCTTGGCAATAGCTCGGCCCGCCACCGAAGTGCCACGCGGTGCGGGCCTTCAGGCGTTTTTTTCGGAGTCCAGCGCATAGAGGCCGGCGAGGTATTCGCGCTCGAAGGCATCGGCCAGCAGCCAGTGCTCCATCAGCGCTGCCACACCCTCGGGGGTGACGGCAGCGGGTTTGCCCTTGTCGTCGGCCACACCTTCCCAGGCCAATACAGCCAGCTTGGCGAGTTCCGTGATGAGCGTCGCGGTGCGCTCTCCGGCCGCAGCGGTATCGGTGCCGGCGACTTTGGAGGCGGCATGGCGCGCGGCCATGACCAGCGCCGTGGTGGCGGGACGCACCTGCAGGCGCACGCCGGCGGCCAGCGTGATCCAGTGCGGCTCACGCGGGAGATTGAGTTTGATCATGAGAAACCTCGGTTGGGTGATCAGTAGGAAGAGACGTCGTTCACCAGCTCGACGGTGAACATGCGCGCCATGCTGGTGGCCTTGGCGGCTTGCCACTCGAAAGTGGCCTGGATGCCGCCGGGCCCGGAGATAGAGAGCTTGGGCTTGGGCAGATAGACCTCGTGGGCGATGAAGGTCAGGCGGTGATCGGCATCGATCTCGTAGCCAAAGGTCAATTCCAGCGGCGTGTTGTTCGTGGCAGCATCGATCAGCGTGGTGTCGGCAAACCGCACTTCCAGGTTGCCGGTGAGGCTTGCCACCGTGGGATCGGCCCCGTCGATCTTGCCGTCGGAACGGATGGTCTCGATGCGCTCGAGGTTGTTGGCATAGGTCAGCTGCGCCGAAACCACGTTGCCCAGCGCCTGGCCTTCTCGCAGGATTTGGCCCTGGAACTGGTTGAAGCGCTGTAATTCGCGAGTGGCCGGGGTGTCATCCAGCGTAGCGGTGCGCCGTATTTCGCCTTGGGCCACCAGACCGACCGTGGCGTTCGCGGCTCCCGATCGGGCAAAGCCCACCTGCAGGCTGTTGACCATGACGCCGGAGGCGACGAACCAGGCCGGGATGTCCGGCAGACCCGTTTCCAGGGTGAGGCTGGGCAGGCTCGGTTTGCCTGAAGCAAAGGTGTGGGTCACCACACCCGTTCCCACCGAGGTGGGCTCGCCCAACAAGGCCTTGAGCCACAGGCCGATGTGCCGCACGTCCAGCGGCACGACCATGTCGCCCTCGACCTTGATCACGTCGCGCATCGGTGCACTCGGGTCACGGCCCAGGCCGATCAGGTCATTGGCGATCAGCCCCTGTTCGGAGCCGAGTGAGGTGGAGACAAAGGGCAGCTGCCAGTAGCCATCTACCGGGGTGCTGCCATAGGTGGATTCGAACGCGGCCAAGAGGCTGGCGTTCGCGCCGTAGGCACGGGCCATAGGTTTTTCTCCTTGGGAAGTGGGTTCAGTTCAGTGGCCCGGCACTGCTGTAGTGCAAGACCACGTGCAGCAGGCAGGCCTTGATGCCGCTTGTGCCTTCGGGGGCCAGTTCATCGAACTTCGGCTGACCGATTTCGGCGTACTCGACGACACCGGCGAGCGTCCGGTCGGTTTCGATCAGGGTGGCGAGCTCGGTGAGCAGACCGTCCATGCGCGCGTCGCGCGTGCTGGCATCCGGGTCTGCGACAAACAGTTCGATGGCCACCTGGTGCTGCCAGTGGTAAGTCAGTGGCGAGAGCGATACCTCTGGCTCGCCCATCTCGCCATCGCGCAGGATCGCCATGGCGTGGTCCGCGATGCGCTCGGGCAAGGCGGCATTACGCTTAACCGTGGTGCCGAGGGACAACTCACCAAGCACAGCGAACAGTGCGCCGATGGCGTTTTCTCGTTGGCTCATGACGGTGCCCCTTTGCGGTTGGCTTCATCGAAACGGTTGGCAATGCGCTGGGCCAGCGTGCTGATCCAGCGACGCGCGCTGCGGTCGATATCGAATTTCTTCTTCAGGGTCACTTGGGGGACGAGCAGGAACATCGGCACCGTGACCAGCCCTCGGCCGGATGCCTGGGCCTTTTGTGAAGCGACCGAGAAACCACCGCGTTGGCCTTGGCGGGCGCGCTGGTTTTCTGCGACGAGGAGCGACGGTTTGCCTCGGCGGTAGATGAAGCGCAGGCGCTGGCCCCGGAGCTTTTCCCAAAGACCGGGGGTCATGCGTTTGCCGCGCGGGCCTTTGCCCGCAGTCGGCAAGGGAATGGCCAGCCAGAATCCATCCTTGGAACGGATGGTGGCCCCCTGGTCATGCGCACCGACGATGACGGGTGCCCGGCTGTAGACCAGACCCGCCGCCTTGATGCTCATCTGCCCCTTGGGATAGACCTCGCCGCGCCAGGTGTTGGCCAAGCGCTGGCCCAAGCCTGCACCGGTGATCTGGCTGCGCAGCTCGGTCTTGAGGCCATCGGTGGCTTCACGAATCGAGTGCGTCACCGCCTGCTCGGCAATTCGCACTTCATCGGCCAGCATCTGGTCCAAGTCGCCAGACAGGGCAGCTTGCAATCTCATACCGGAGCTCCGGTCAGCGTCCAGATCAAGCGATCCCGATCAGCCAGGGGTTCACCCACCACCTGGTAGGTCTGGCCGGTGACGGTGAAGCGCTCACCTTCGCGGGGAGATGCCACGTCGCGGGCCATCACATCAAAGCGGTGGGTGGCCACCACCAGCCGGGTGTCGCCGAAGGACTCGACGACATCCGGTGTCTTGGCGATAAACCGGGTGGCAATCTCTCGACCATCGGCCAGCCGGTAGGTGCCGGGCACCCCCAACCGGGCAAACAGGCGCGAGACCGCGCGCTCAAACGCAACTGGCATCGGATCAGGCGGTTAGCTTGATCAGCACGCCCGGGCGGTGGCACATGGGCAGCGGATTGCTCTGGGTGTGCAGATCGGTGCCACGGTCGAACTGGCGAGGAGCCTGCTTGGCGTACAGCGACTGGCCCAGCGTGTTGACCGTCTCGTTGAAGTCGGCCGGGGCGAAGTAGGTGCCGAAGGTATCGACCGTGCCGAGCGGAAAGGCATGGGCTTCGCCCGCAGCAATGAAGCGGCGGGTACCCAGATCCCCATTGGCCTGCAGGTAGGCGGCTTGGCCCCGGTATTCTTCGAAGGTGACACCCGCGTAGGTGAAGCCCGAACGCACATCGTTGATCAGCACCGCACCCTGCTGCCAGTTGGTGTAGGCGGTCTTGACCTCCTTGTGGGTGGTCAGCGCGCGGAAGAATTCGGGCGAGCACAGCACATGCACGCCGGTCATGAATTCACCCTGCAGGGCGTCTTCAATCTTGGTCAGCAGGTCGTAGCAGTGGCCCTTGACCTCGCTGTTGGCATTGGCCAGATCGAAGTTGACCGATTGCGGCGTGATCTGGAATTCGGTGAACAGGTTGCTGATGACGCTGCCATCGGCATCCAGGATTTCACCCTTCAATGCACCCATACGCAGATGCTCGAGCGTGATGGCGTGCTTGTTGCGCATGGTCTCCAGGTGACGAGCGAGCACGCCGGAGATGGCTTCCATCTCGGTCTCGGAGCCGAAGGCACGGATGCCCTGGACCTCTTCGGGCAGGACCACATCGTCGTGCGGGATGTGCGGAATGACGAAGGAGCGCAGTTTGCGTTTGCCACGTTCACCGACCGTGCCGGGCGAGCCAGGCGGCTTGGTGGGCAGCAGGTTGAGCTTACCGGCGTACTCCTCGACGATGATCTGGCGGGTGCGCACCGGCTTGGCCGGGAACAGGTTCAAAGCCTCCAGGCGGCCATAGCGGTTGGGGATGAGGTTGATGGCGGCGGTGAGGCTGGCCATCGAGAATCCAGGGTTCAGAAACGGGTTGTTCATTCGAGGCTCCAGAAATGACGAAACCCGCGCAAGCCAGACGGCCAGGCGGGTTCGGGGATGAAAGACGGGCAGGTTTAGGACGTAGGTCAGGCGGATTCACGCACCAGCACACCGCGCTCGGCCAGCTGCTGCTCGTAGGCCATGCGCTGGGCGCCAGTGAGGGAAATCGGCCAGACCAGCGCGGTCTTGGCCACGATGGCGTGGCGGGCGATCAGGATGGCGTCGCTGCGGTCGGCATTGGTGGCATCGATCGCGTTGGCCAGCACCCCGATGGCGTCCTCAGTGCCGTCGGTGGCGGCGGGGTCGATGGCGTAGTGCTTGCCATCGCTGGCATTGCGGCCGAGTACCGTGCCCAAGGGCAGGTTCTGGCCAGCGGCGATGGTGGCGACGTCCCGCGAATAGCGGTTGGGGGCTTCGTACTTCAACAGGTCGCCGAGGTTGTTTTGTTCGGTGATGGAGGTCATGGGTCAGTCCTTTCTGGGTCTGGTGCGTCAGGCCTGGGCCGTGAGTTTTTTGACGGCGGCCACGATCGGCGAGGCCTCCGGGCGGTCGAGGTTTTGGGTGCCGGCATCCACGGTGATGGTCGAGCGGATGTCATCGGCCTCAGACCGTGCCGCACGGGCATCGATCAGTACGCGACGTACATCGGCTTCAGTCTTGCCAGCGGCGATGAACTCGGCCGCGCGGTCGGGGCAGCCAGCCAGCAGGCAAACCTCGGCAATGGCCTGGGCGGCCTGGGTCACTTCGCGACGGGCTTCAGCGACCAGGACCGCAGCCTCATCAACGCCGATCGTTTCAGAGAGGTTTTTATTGGGGGTGTCTTGCGGGTCAGACATGGATAACTCCTTGTGGGGAAGTGCCGCCTCAGAACGGATGACGCCCCGCACCTGAGACGGCGAATGGTTACGGGCGTTGAGATACGAGTGGAATTCGCTGAGGGTGGCCTCCAACGTCTGTAGGCCATCGGCCAGTCCTTGGGCCACAGCATTGCTGCCGAAGAAGAGTCCAGCCTCGGTGGCGCGCACGGCATCAACGTCCAGGTCTCGCATCGCAGCCACGTGCTCGGTGAAGATGGCGTAGAGCCGATCCACTTCGCCTTGCAGCTCGGTCTTGGCAGCATCCGACAAGGGCTCGTGAGGCGAGTAGTCGTTCTTGTGGGCGCCCGCCGTGATGGCGGTGAACCGATAGCCGTCCTTGGCATCCTTGACTGACTGATCGACATGGAGCGCAATCACGCCGATGGATCCGACCCCACCCGTTTCCGTCACAAACAGCCGCTGGGCGCTGGCGGCAATCGCATAGGCCGCTGAATACGCGGCATCGTTGGCCACCGCCCAGACGGGTTTCATGGCTGCTGCCTCGCGCACACGACGGGCCAACTCGAAACTGCCCGAGGCTTCGCCGCCCGGGGAGTCGATGTCGAGCAAGATGCCGCTGACATGGGGATCAGCCAAAGCGGCATCCAACATCGCGGCGATCTCGCCGTAGGACGTCAGGCCTGAGGCGGCTTCCATGCCCAGCGAGCGCTTGACCAGCGAGCCGTGGATCGGGATCACTGCGATGCCGTCAGGGGTTGCGGCTGCAGGCGGCCGTTGGTAAACGGCCATGTCCATGGAAGGCAGCGTGGGGACATCGGCCATACCGATGCGCTGCCCGACCACGGAGAGAATCACGTCCAGCTTGGGTCGGTGAATCAGCAGGGGCGTCCCGAACAGGCGGGAGGCAAGGTAAGTCATGGTTGGGTGTCCTGGTTGTTGGGTGACGCACCGCCAGACTCAGCAGTCTGTGATTCGTCAGTCTGTGGATCGCTTGGCTCTGTCGACACTGCAGCCAGCGCCTGGTCATGCCGGGCATCGGAGTCAAAGACCAAGCCCAGTGCATCGGCCCGGGCGTTATCGGCTGCGATCTCACGATCCACGTCTTCAGCGTCGTAGCCGTTGCCGGAGATGGCCTCGGATCGGCTCATGAGGCCCGCACGGATAGCCAACTTCATGGCGTTGAATTCCTTCTGCGGATCGACCCAGCTCCAACCCTGCGGAATCCACTTGGCGGCCTGGTAGGTGCGGCGGTCTTTGCGGTAGCCGGGAATATCCAGTGCCCCTTCCAACACCGCCTGATCCATCCAGGCCCGCCAGATCGGCCGGCACAGCTGGTGCACGATCACACCGTGCTGAAAGGCTTCACACCGACGCCTGAACTCCAGCAGACCCGCCCGGATCGAGGAGTAGTTCACCTGCGTCAGGTCCCCAGTGAGCATCTCGTAGGTGATGCCCATGGCAGCGGCCACCGCGCGGAACTGCTGGCGCATGAACTCGGCATACGACGAGCCCACATCGGCAGGCGCTGAGAACTTGATGTCTTCGCCTGGCTCCAGGATCTGCAGCGTGCCGGGCTCCATGCCCGCGAGCGCCACCCCGTTGCCATCGGCCGCCGACTCACCCATCAGGTTGTCTTCGGGCGCCATGCGGGTGATGAAGCCAGCGAACATGGCGGCGGTTTTCTTGCGGACCAGCTCGGCGTCGTCGTACTGGTCCAGCTCGTTGAGCTTCACGAGCGCCCGGGTCAACCACGGCTCGCCCCGGATCTGGCCGGGACGCAAGGGGCGAAACAGGTGGATGACTTCACTCGCATCCACCCGCACCGTGTCCATGCCACCGCCGCCGGCACTGCTGGACATCGGTGCCAGCAGTCCATCATTGGGGTGCGAGCGATACAGGTGATAAGCCACCCGGCGACCTAGCCGGTCGAACTCGATGCCAGCGCGAATGACGTTGCCGCCGGGCAGATCGCGGTTCATGGTGGTTGGCAGGTGCTCTGCTTCCAGCACCTGGATCTGCAGCGCCACCGGCAGACCATCTTCGGTGCGGCGATAGCGCAGTCGCACCAGGGCTTCGCCGCCTTCGAGCATGGCGCGGGTGGCCAGTGCCTGCAGACCGTAGAAGTCGGTAAGGCCTGCGGCATCGGCCTCTTCGCACCAGTCCCACCACAGGCTGTGAATCGCCTCTCGCGTAGCCTGGTCCTGGACCATGCTTTGGGGCTTGATGCCTGTGCCGATGGCGTTGGCCACAAAGGCTTCGATACCAGCGGCGGCCCAGGCGTTACGCCTAACCAGATCACGGCTTTTGGCACGCAGTTCGTCTTGGGCCAGCGACAGGGCTGCCACCGCACCGGGATTGCTGGGCATCCAGGCCAGTGCGCGCCGCCCGCCGCCGGTGCCGTCATAGACCGGCGTGCCACCGAACATGCGGCGACGCAGACTTTTGAACCAGGCCATCAGAGTGCCTTGCTCGTGGCGACACGGATCTGGCGCGATTTGGGTGCGCCGGATTCACGGGCCATGGTGGCTTCGACCTCTGCAATCGCCGCCTTCAGATCGGCCACGCTGCGGTACTCGATGCTTTTGCCCTCGTAGGTCACGCGGTGTTCGCCGCTGGCCAGAGTTTCGCGCAGGGCCTGCAGGTGTTCTGGTGTGTAGGTCATGCTTATTTGTTCACTCAAGTCATCCATCGGCTGCGCACCACGCGCCGAGCGGGCGCTGGCGTGCTGCCAGAAGTGCTGAGGCCACCGTCGAATCGCTGTTCTTGGGTGGCCTCGGGGGTTGTGATTTGTTGGGCAACGACTGGTGGGTCGGTGCCGAGTTGTTTTTCGAGTTCTTGCCAGTGGCGGTCTTCGAACCGGTCCAGACCAGCGGCCGCTGCCGCCGCCCGGGCATAGACGTAGCAATCCAAGGCCTCGTTGCGTTCGCGCATCTTTTGCCATTCGCGGTGGGCAAAGCCGTTGCGGTCACGCCGGGTGATCAACTGCTCGGCGCACAGCTGTTGCAGGTATTCCGCATCGACCTTGGGCAGGTGCACAAAGCCAGCCGGGTAGATCGGCGTGATGCCGTCTTCGGCCACCTCGGCGCTTTTGCGCAGGTTGTTGTAGAACTCCAGCTTGGCGATGCCGCCAGCCACCGGGAACACCTTGATGCCTCGACGCAGCTTCTTTCCGCTGGCAGTCGCATCCACCGCCGTGGGCGTGCCGATCAGCGCCGCGCCACCAGCAATGCCCTTGATCGGCATGAGCCGGGCATCGCGCACGCTGCGCACAAAGGCATAGGCCTCCTGGGTGGCGTAGCCGGTGTCCAGCGCCAGGCGCGCCAGACTCAGTTGGCAACCACCGCTGTGGGTCCAGGTCTCACCCATGAGCTTGGCGAGAGCCGACCAGACCTCGGTGCGAGCGGTGTCACCCATCAAGATCCGGTGCTCCACCAACCAGGCGGCCTTGCCCCGCCCGAACGCCCAGACCGAAACTTCGATGCGGTCCTTCTGGACGTCGGCACCGGCGGTGAGCAACAAACCGCCCGCGGGCACTGTGCCGATGCGATAGTCCTCCCGGCGCTCCAGCAGGCGCTGCCAATCCGGCGCCTCGCCCTCTTCGACCCAGGTCTCACCCAGTTCGGTGTTCTTGAAGGTCTTGATGGCCGACGCCGACCGACTGTCTGACATCGCAGCCGATTCCCAGGCCCGCGCGATCTCGATCCAGCTGCGCCAGCCCACCGGGCTGTACAGGCTAGAGAGGTGAAACCCGGCCGTACGGCCCGCTTGTTCTGGTGCGCAGGCCTGCCACTGGCCGTTGTCCAGCATCCAGGTCTTGTGGTGCTCGGCGATCGGCTGGCTGCAAGATTCACAGATGTAGGCCGCCGTTTCCGGCTGGCCCCGCTCCCAGCGCAGTTGCTCAAACCGCAGCCACTGGCGGTGGTCGCAATGCGGGCACGGCACAAAGTAGCGGCGTTGGTCGGATGCATCGAACTCCCGTTCGACCGCACTGGCCCCGGCAATCGTTGGGGTCGAGACGATCAGGATCTTGCGCCGGGCAAACGTTCGCGTGCGCGCCTCGGCCAGCGAGATCGCATCGCCTTCACCTTCCACATCCAGCGGGTAGCCATCGACCTCATCGAGGAACAGGTAGCGCACCGGCATCGAGCGCAGGCCCACCGCGCTGTTGGCACCGGTCATCACCAGCACGCCGCCATGGAACTCCTTGGCGAGAATCGTATTGCCCGAATCGCGGCTGCGCGCCGGGGCGATGCGCTCCTGGATGGCGGGGCTTTCCTCGATCAGCGCGTCGATGCGCTGCTTGGAGGCCCGTTTGGCCATCTCGACCGTGGGCCACACCGCCATCATCGGTCCCGGGGCGTGGTGGATCACGTAACCCACCCAGTTCAGGCCCAGCTCGGTGCCGCCCACCTGGGCACCTTTCATGAACACCACCCGCTCGATCGGGGACATGGGAGACAAGGCATCCATGATCTCGCGCAGGTAGGGTGTGCGACTGGTGCGCCAGCGGCCAGGTTCGGAGGCGGCCTTGCTGGAGAGCACCCGGTGCTTGTCGGCCCATTCGGAGACCGTGAGCAGCGGATCGGGTGTGAGGCCTTCACGCCAGGCGCGCTCGATGGCGTCCCAGCCTTCGTAGTAAAGCTCTTCCATCATCAATCCACTCATCAGTCCACCTTGGGCTGCAAGTCGCCCAGGTCCTGCAGTTGCTGGCGCACGGCGGCGTCCAGCGCCACATGCAAGACATGCGCATCGACGCCCAGCCCAGCGGCCATCTGCGACGAGATGCGTGCCGGCCAGTTGAGCCAGGCATCGCGCTCAGCACGGGCCAGCTTGAACACATGGGCCACGGCCTGTGACCGATCGACCAGTTCACCCTTCAGTCGGGCCAGGCGCACTTTGTTGGTTTGCGCCTTGACCACCTCGTTGACGGTGCGGGCCTGGAGCAGCGAAGTGCCGCCGGACGACAGCGCCGGAGATGGTGGCTCTGGCGCGTCACGCAGAACCCTTGCGGAAGCCTGCGGAATCTCGCGGGCAGATACGGAAACCTGCGGGGCCGGTTTGTCACTGGCGACATCTGCCACCGACCGTCGGGTCGGTGTGGTGTTGGCTGCCCACTGGGCATCGGCCACCACCGGATCGATGGTGCCATCCGGCAACTGGCTGATGCGCCCGGTATCGATGGCCTTCTTGACGGCCACGTGCGACACGCCGCGATGGCGCGCGTAGGCGCGAATGGACAGTCCCATGGTGTTGATCTACTCAGTGCAAGTGGGTGGCCTCCTGGAGGTATGGGTCAGGCAAAGGCGAGTGAATCACCCGGGATTAAAAAGCGCTTGGCTTCTGGGGCGCACAGCGCGTGAATGCGGATGTCGATTGACAAGCAAACCACCAAGGAGCCCCACATGGCCAAACCCAAGCAACCCACCGCACTCTCCCCCGACGAGATCGAGCTCTTGCTCGAATCGATTGCCCTGGACCACCTGTTCATCGAAACCCTGCAAACCCGCCACCGCGACAGCCTGGACTTCCACGACGTGAGCGTCTGGGGTGTCAAAAGCGCCTTGCAAGCCGCGTTTGACGCCGGGCTGCGCGCAGCCGGTGGAAGTCCGAAGCAGGCCGTGCACCGCACGCGCAAGGCCCATCCCGGCAACGGCAGCGCCGCCGCCCTGCAAGCGTGAGGGCACCATGACCACCGCACTCAACCCCAACCAGCAGGCCATCCTGGAGCACGCCGTACAACACAGCGGCGGCAAGATCGCCTGGTTCCCCGAGCACATCAAGGGCGGCGCCCGTGCCAAGGTGCTCGAAGGCTTGTTCAAACGCGCCCTGATCACGCCCGA